AGCGCCACGGCCGCTTCGATCCGCTCAGGCTCCGTGGTCTGGACCGTCTCGGCCGTCGTATCCTCGTCAGCCGGCGGCGCGTCCTCAGCCACGGCGGGCTCCGCCTTCTTGCGGCGCTGCCTCTTCTTGGGCTGCTCCGCTTCCTGCTTGGGAGCGGGCTGGGCGGGCGCGTCATCTTCCTCGCCCTCATCGTCGCCACCCAACTGCTCCACGATCCCTGGAGGGAACGCTTCCAGCGCGCGAACCGAAGCGGGCACATCGTCATCTTCCTCGCCTTCGTCCGTCTCCACCGGTGCCGGCGCCCTCAGCTTGCGCTGGATCTCGGCGCGCTGCGTGTCAGGCTGAGCCGGCGCCGGTGAGCCCCACCCGCGCGGAGCGGCTTTGGGCTGCGAATCCTCGAACGCGGACGGACCCTCACCCGTGGGCGGCATCGTGTCCTCTATCTCTTCCGTCACACCAACCGCAGCGCCCCATCCCTTCGGGCGGGCGGGTGCCTCTGCGGCGCCTTCAGGAGCGTCTTCTGACGGGTTGCGGAATCCGAGCTTGCGAACGGCCATGGTTTCATCCTCTGAGGTGGCTGCGTTCCCCGCAGCGACGGGTGCGGGACTGTCCCGCAGGATTTCGGCGTTGAGCCGGTTGAGAAATGCCTGCTGCGTCGTGTCCTTCCCTTCCAGAGCTTCCCCCTTCAGATCGTCAATGCTGCCCAGCACGCGGAGAATATGGTTGGTAATCTTCTCCGCTTCCGATCCCTGCCGGCGAAGTCGCCGGATGAACTGTTCGTACAACTCCAGATCCCACGGCTGGCTGAACCAGCACAGGTGCGACGCCGCTGAGCCCTGCAGGTTGAGCCCGTGCGCTACGCTCGCGGGGTGCGCGAGCAGGACCGGGATCTCGCCCCGGTTCCAGGCGCCTTCCATCTCCGTGATGCGCTTCTCGCTGAGCCCGGAGAGCGTGGGAGTATCCTTGCCCAGCCGCTCCCGGATCCGAACCAAGTCGTGCTGGAACTCGTAGGCGACCAGCACCGGCTGTCCACTCAGCTCCTCGATCAGATCCTCTAGCGCGTCCAGCTTCGCGGTGTGTACTTCTGCGTACTCCCCCTGCCGCTGCGGGTCTGAGAGATACACGGCCCCGTTCGCCATCTGAGAGAGCTTGCTGTAGACGGCGCCCGCGTTCGCCCCCGTGACCATCCCTTCCGGAAGCGAGAGGATCATGTCCCGCTCCATCTCGTCGTACTGCTTCTTCGCCTCTGGCGGTAGCTCGATCGGGATAACGTTGTCCCTGACCGGTGGCAGATCGAGATAATCAGCCGCCGCCATGCGCAGCACGTAAGGGGCGATCTTGTCCTCGATCCGCTTGTCCATGCCCTTCCTCAGCTCCCAATCGAAGCCGTTGAAGCTGGGCATGAAATACTGATCCCGGTAGTACGTGATATGCCGGCCGAGCGAAGCGCCGTCATCAAGCATGAGCATCTGTCCGAAGAGATCCATATACCCGTTCGGCGCGGGCGATCCGGTCAGGCCCCAGCGGCGGCGCACGTTGCTGGAAAGCTCCAGCTTCTTGCGGAGCGACTTGCTACGCTTCGCCTTGTAATTCTTGAACTTGGTCAGCTCGTCTAAGACCACGGTATCCCACGGAAGCTCTTTCTTCCCGAAGAACTGCTGCGCGAGCCAGGGGATCCCTTCCGGGTTGATGAGGAACACGTCCGCGTCATCCTTCAGCCGCTCCGCCTTCTTCGGCCCGTGGAGCAGGGAGAACTTCAGATCCCGGAAGTCGCTCCACTTCTGCCCTTCTTGCCGCCACACCAGCTGGCACACACGGAGCGGAGCGACCACCAACATCTTCTCCGCCTGCCCCGCTTCCTTGAGCAGCTTGAACGCGGCGAGCACGATTGATGTTTTGCCCAGGCCCGGATCGAGGAAGAGAGCGCCGGCCCCGCGCTCCACAAGGAACGCGACGGCGCGCGTCTGATAGCTCCAGGGGGTCCACGCTTTGTGCGCGGGCGCCTTGATGCGCGTTCCGTTTCCGGTCGGGTTCCGTGCCGCGAGAAAGCTCATTCGTACTCTTCTATGATGGAGACTGCGTCTAGGAAATCGTCACAGACTTCGGCTCGATGCCCCAGCGCGCGCAGCTCTTGGATTCGATACTCCTGCACCTTCCTGAGCTTGCCGTCCGGCGCCTTCACTTCGATCAGCAGGATCCGGCCGCGTGACATGAAGATCTCCAGATCGGGCCAGCCCACCTCAGCGCCCGGCCCCATGTAGTTGCGCTTCACCTTCCACCCCTTGCCACGTGCGTAGGCCACGATCCGGTCCTGTAGTCGCTTCTCGGCGCTCATCCGTACTTGCAGGGTCCGCCCGCGCTCTTCGCGAACGAGCACCATTTGCAGTGTTGCCCCGGCTTGGGAGCCATGACCGTATCCGAGAGCATCTTGAGCGCCTTCTTCTCCCATCTCGTCATCATCTCCCCGAGCTGCTCCTTGTGGAAGCGGTAGACAGCCTCAGCCCCTTTCTGCTCGATATCCAAGTACCAGAACCGAACCGTGACGTGGCTTACCTGCGGGTAGCGTCGAACCACGCTGATCGCGTACAGCTCCGCCTGCTTCGCGGTGTCTGGCGGGTAGGGCTTGCCGGTCTTGAAGTCCACCACGTCAGCGGTGTTATCATCGTACACGATGGAAACGTCCAGCACGCTCCGGAACCACGTGTTGCGTCCGAACCAATCAGCCGGCTTCCACTTCTCATCGAATCCCCACTGCTGCTCGACCAGGGGCTCCAGCGAGCGAAGATCGTTCAGCAGGCGACCGAAGTAGGTCCAGCCGGGGATCGCTGCGGTCCCGAACGGGTTCTCTTCCGGCAGATCGCCCCGCACGTACTGCGCGATCGTCTCATGCACCGCGCTCCCACGTTCCAGCGCCGGGCTCTCAGGCTCCGGGAGCTTGTCGATAAACTTGAACTTGGCCTGGAGCGCACACTTCTCATACGTGCTGAGCCGGCTGTAGCTCCAGGCGGTGAGCGGCTTACTCATCGGTCAGCTCCACCATGTCGTTGTACTTGATCGTCGCCGTGGTCAGTTGCGTGCGGTACGCGCTGAGCGCTGGCGTCGCCGTGCTGCGGTGAAGGTCGAACCGCGCGTTGGCTGCGTCCCATCCGTATTCGTTCACCAGCTCGCGCCGGTAATTGTCCTCGGCGCGCACCATGTCGTTGAACGCCTGCTGCATCTCGATCGGGTTCATTCGCATCCTTTCATCTCGCCCCAACGTGGGCCGCGCTTACCATCGGTGAGAAGGGGCACGTCCAGCTCGATCCCCTCCATGATCTCCTTCAGGAACGACATATCCTGCTGCGCGCTCTGCCGTGGCGCGGAGACGTTGATCTCGTCATAGACCGTGAGTAGGAAGCGCGCTCCGCTGGACGGCCCGCCGTAGTAGTACCAGCGGTTGATCGCTTCTTTGGTCGCATCCGCCGCTGAGCCCTGTACGAGATAGTTTATCATCTTGTACTCCCACGTCTGCTTGCGGCCGTTCACCACCGCTGGCGGCTCCACGTAGTAGAGTCTACCGCCCCAGGTCCGGATCGGCTCACCGCGACGCACAAGGCGCTGGATCTCTTCGCTCAGGATCTTACGTCCCGGCAGCGCCGCATCATGGAAAGCCATGATCTCCTTAGCCTCAGCGAGCGAAGAGCACCGCGCCTGCATCTGTACCGCGCCGGACCCGCCGCCGTAGAGCCGCGCGAACGTGACGTTCTTGACGCGCGTGCGCTCCAGCTTCTTGCCCACGGTACGCTCGATCTCTTCCGACAGCCACCTATGCGGATCCAGACGGGGTTCTGCGCGGTAGGCATCGGCCAGAGCGCCACACTCGAAGTGGGCGAAGATGCGCACTTCCTGTCCAGAGAAGTCTCGGTGCAGGAATGTGTGACCATCATCTGCCAGCACATACCGGCGCACCAGAGGCAGCAGAGGAAGATCCAGCTCAACAGGATGCCTGTACCCATCGCTGCGGTCCTCGAAGCTCTTGGAAACGTTGAGAAGGTTGGGCTTCGTCATGCTGGGTCTGCCCGTGCGAGTGCCGCCCCGGCTTCCTCTCACTTGGTTCCACTGCGTGTGGATGTACCCGTTGTTCGCAGCCGCCTGCTCCGCCCACGGACGCATGAACATCTTGAGGCACGTGACCAGCCGGTTGCGGTAGCCGAACGCGCCGGCCAGGATCGGGTCTTTGAACGCTTCGGGTGGCAGGTTGTCCTTGCTCACTGAAAGCTCGCCGCTCTTCGCGGTCGTTACCCACGCGCCTTCGTGGATCTCGCCACGCTCTTGGAACACGGCGGCAACGTCCCTGTCGTTGTCGAAGCTGAGGCCGCTGGCGCCCAGGTAGCGGCGCATCTCGTCCTCCACCCGCACCAGCGCGCTCTCGTACTTACCGAGATCCGCTTCCAGCCCTTCCAGATCCACGCGCAGCCCCTTGGACTCGTTCTCCATGAGGATCGGCATAAGCCGGCGCTCCCGGTCGTAGGCTTCCTCCATCCCGGCGCTTTGGATCCTGGGCATAAGGTGCCGGAAGA